GGTGGCGGAGTTAGAGAGAATCCAAAGGGTGAACCAGGATTAGTTGGTTACTCAGATTTCTATCGTGAGCCTGTTCGTGATTCTGGTATTACATTTGTAACTAAAGATCAAAAAGGCAATGAGGTACGTGAGAAATCAAAGCCAATCGCAGATACTAATATCGGCTACATGCGTGTACATGAGCAGTATAAAGGCGGAGGAATTGGCCGCCAGATGTTTGATTACATGCACAAGACAACTCCAGAAGGATCAATCCTAAATGTAGGCAAGGCAGCATCTAATGAGACGCTACATATGTCTGAGAAGTTAAAGAAAGAAAAGCCAGATTCAATCAAGTATAAGTTGTTCTAATGAACAACAATCTATCTAGACAACAGTTTAAAGAGTATACCTTGGAATATAAAGGCGCCGATGAACAGGGTGGACACAGCATTGTTGCAAAAAAAGAAGATAAGCCAATAGGTGAAATGAGATGGGAAAAAGGATTAGGTGTAAGTAACCTAGATGTTAATCCAGAACATCAACGCAAAGGTGTTGCTACTGCAATGTGGAATATGGGCATTAATTTAAAAAAACAAGATAAGAGCATTCCAACACTTAAACATAGTCAAGATAGAACTGAAGAAGGCGACAGTTGGGCAAAAAAAGTAGGTAGGTACTATCACCCAGAAGCAATCTGGCCCAAGGAGTTCTTTGAATGAGTAATCTCTCCCAAGAGCAATTTGGCCCCATGTACCATGGCACTCGTGCCGATGTGAGTGGTGGCTTTATATTTCCTGCTGTCACTGAAGGTGAAAGCCGCATGGCTCGTGCATGGGCTACAAGTGATCCAGGACAAGCAAGATTTTTTGGCGAGACTAAAATGCCAAAAGGCGCTGAGAAGAATCCAGTGAAAGTTTACAAGGTAGAACCAGTTAGCAACGAAGTTAAAGAAGAATCTGGGAACATAGAGGGTGAACGCTTCTATTCCTCCCCTCACGGGTTTATGATTACTGGAGAACACAAATGAGCGCCCAAAACCTTTCTTATGAACAATTGTCTATGTACATGACTGCACCAGAGATAAAGCAAAAATATGCAGTGCACGTTGATGAAATGGAAGATCATGGCGTTTCTTCTGAGTCTGCACTATGGACCAAAAAACTTAAAGAGTCTCGTCAACGTTTTGGTAGACCAAAGAGTCGTTATGAAACATTTAAAAAAGAAGGTGTTCAAGATCCTGTAGAAATTGGGTATTCTCATAATTATCCAGAAGGCTACATAGGAAATGGACATCACCGTATTGCTTCAATGGAAAAAATTAATCCTAAACAAGTACTACCTGTAACACATGACTACGAAAGCAAAAGAGAGTGGTATTTAGAAAAACATGCAACTCCTAAAGGAGATGGAGATTAAATGAGCGCCAAATACTCACGTAACGAACCATTTAACAAGATGCAGATTAAAGATGGCTGGATAGTCATCATGCGAAAGGATGGCACAGTTAAATCACGCCTTGAGCCATACCGACCAAAGGTTAAAAAATAATGTATGAGTATCGTGTCAAGAAGGTTAACAAGATAGTTGATGGCGATACTATCGATGTTGATATTGATTTAGGCTTTGCCGTCTCATTTACACAGCGGGTTCGTCTTGCAGGTATTGACACACCTGAGAGTCGTACAACCGATCTGAAAGAAAAAGCCCTCGGCTTGGAAGTAAAAGAGAAAATTAAAAAAGAAATAGCGGCGGCGAAAGATATCGTCATTAAGACAGAGAAGCCAGACTCATCAGAGAAGTACGGAAGAATCCTAGGTTGGCTATTCTTAGACGGTGCAGATGTGTCGCTTAATCAGAAACTAATCAATGAAGGTTATGCTTGGACATATGGTGGCGGCACGAAGATTAAAGATTTTGATGAATTAATAGCAAAGAGACAGGTGAACCCATGACGACTATGTGTGAGCATGTCTACAAGAGTATGGGCGTAACGCTGTGCCCTAAGTGCGGCCTCGACACTAACGACACTAACTGGGATAAGCAAAATAACTTAATGAAGCAATGGCATATAGATAATCCTGATGCTAAGTATGCGGGATGGATGTCAATATGAGTTCAAAGAAGTGGATCCCACATCCAACAGATAAGTGGCAAGTTGACTGGCACTCCCTAAAGTATCATAAGCATGCCATGACCTTTGAAGAGTCTAATGCATTTATGTCTACACCTAATGAAGATGGCTCACATAAGACTCGTCTTGATTTTCACAATCACTTACATGACACAGGACAATTTGGTTTAGGCGAGCCTCACGATCACTTTACTCCCAAGGATAAAAAATGAAGAAGAAGGGTTTTTCAAAGAGTGGTTACTCTAGATCTTCTTACGGAAAAAAGTCCGTCCAGGAAAGGTTTAAAGTTAAAGATGTGAATGAAGAGGGTGGTCCTGACTTTATTTCTGCATGGGTTAATAACAACTTAAATAAGACACAGATGTCTAATGCTGAGGGAATTAAAGATCTTATGCAGGGCCCAAAATTAGGTTACAACGTGAAGAAGCGCAGAACATCTGAGCCAAAGGAAGAAGATGAGTAATCTATCTCCTAAACAATTTAATACTCTTTATCGTGGATTAAGTTTTACTACAGATGTAAAAAAACCCCTCGGCATGCATTGGACAGATGATCCAGAAAGAGCAGTAGGTTTTGCAAGAAATCCTATTCGGCGAGGACCTGGCGTCGTAATTGAAGGACAAGTGGCTAAGAAGAGTCGTGAGACTCGCTCTGATATATTACAGAAGAATCAAGTATATGACGAGTATTGGGAGAATGAAGTTCCTGTTAAGAAAGGCAGCACCGTGCACGTAACTGCTGTCACTAAGTTAAGTGATAAACGAGATCGCACACGCACATACAATCCACCAAGGAAGTGGAAAGCATAATGGCTGCTGAAGATAACCTATCTAAACAATTATTTCATGGAAGTATTGAAGACATAAAAGAGGGTGCAACAATTACACCTAGATTAAAGGGTGGCTGGGCTTTTGCTACACAAAGCATTGAAGGAGCAGTTGCTCATACTCAAACCAGACTTGGTACTGGTATGGGATTAGGAGATAAGAGTAAGAGTGTTTCTCATGGAAAAATTTATGAGGTAGAACCTATGTCTAATGACACTTCAATGGGAGCGTCAGAAGTTTCAGGTATAGATAACACAGTCGCATCTAGAAAAGGATTTAAAGTAAAACGACAAGTGGCATCGGTATTAAAATGAGTAGAGGCAATGAGTTTGTTAAAGGCGTTTGGAAACAAGCACCGCTTATACATACGCCACAAGAGTTGACCCATCTTGCAAAAAGCCTTACATCTGATAGCCATCCCGACTTAGGAACTGGAAGTCCACTTAATACTAATGAGTTAGGGTATCTTGCTGGAGATAAGTGGTCTGCAGAAGGCGAGTGTGACAAGGCTTGTCGTATAGTGCATGACTATCTTCCTCACGGATCTCATGTAAAAGAGTACCGAGATTCAGGCGCTAATAGTCATCAGTTTGGGAATCATTATGTGCACCACGTTCCTACCACTGAAGGAATGCATGTAGTAGATTACACACAACGTCAATTTAATGCACGGGCTAAGTTTCCAGTGGTTGAACCTCAAGAAAAATTTGAAAAACGTAAATCAATGAAACGATTTACTAAAAATCGAGATGTGGATCACAGAGTTTTATGAGTACTTTAAATCAAAAACAATTTGGTGTTCCTGTTCCTGAGAATGTTCAGGTAAGAAAAGCAGGTGGTAAGGGTCATCTTGAAGGTGATAAGACAGAGAGTGCTACTGGCATGGTAAAGACTGAGCGCTTAATTCCCTTGATGGAACATAGACGTAGAGGTGCTGATGCCCAACCTTCTAGTGAAAAGACTATTGCTGGTATTAGAGGAGATATTCAAAAAGGCAAAGGTATTAATAATCCAATTATGGTTGCGTATGATCACGAGAATAAATGGGGCGTAATTGGTGAGGGTCACCACAGATTAGAGGCTGCAATGGCAGAGGGCGTCTCACACGTGCCCGTAACCGTTTTCCGTCAACCAGGGTTAGGTGAAAGAAAAGAAAGTTCTCTAGGCGGTCATCTAGCCATGATGACTAACTTCACTGATAAAGGAAGTTACGAAGATCGTATGGGCAAAGAGTATGTTCCTACTAATATTCACCCTGGACACTTTAAGCAGTTTCAATGAACAATTACGATCATCAAATAGTTTCTAATGTTAGAGAGCATCTAACTGATGACCTACGTAGTGCAAAGTTTCGTGGACATGAGTGCAAGACCGCTGGACACTGCTACGTCGCCAGTGAGGCGGTGTATCACGCACTAGGTGGTAAGGCTGCTGGATATACTCCAATGCAGATTAAGCATGAAGGAAATAGTCACTGGTTCTTAAAGCATTCATCAGGAAAGATACTTGATGCAACCTCAGATCAATTTGCAACTGCAGTTCCTTATGAGAAAGCCAAGGGAAGAGGCTTCCTCACTAAGGAGCCATCTAAACGTGCAAAGACATTAATGAGTCGTCTGGAATCGAATCCCTAAACTGATCTACTGGAACTCTCCAACAAGTTCCTGATTTTTCTTGCGACCACCACTCATCTCTCTGACACTCTGATACTGGTAGCCAGCCATATATCTCTACTGAAGAAAAGTACTCTAGGTCGTAAATTCTAGTGCCAACAATTATGGCGTTCTTATTTACATCTTTACTCCATACAGGGATAGCATCCTTTGTTCTAACACAACGAACCTCAATATTTTGTCCAACATCTGGGTGATCTATACGGTTCTTATGCTCTTCATTTGTGTACCAAGGAACTGTCCACGGCATTTTGTAAAGTTTAGCAACTGCATACTCTGCAACATTTGATCTAATGTTTGCGTTTAACTCATACTCTAGCCAACCTTGGCGTTTGCCTTCAGCATAGTTAGGGCGATCTTCACTGCCCCACTTCATTAACCAGCGTTCCATGCCCAACTGGGCACAGACTCGAATCTCATCTTTTGTTAGTTCTACGATTTTTGCCATGTGCCAAACCTATCACACTGAGACAATAGCCTTTTACGAAAGGAGCCATATGGCAGACAAAGGAACAGCAGCAGCCATTATTGAGGTTGCTGAAAAAGAAGTTGGCACAATTGAAGGTCCAAAAGATAATGAGACTAAGTATGGCAAATTTACTAAGGCAGACTTTCTACCTTGGTGTGGCTCATTTGTTATGTGGTGTGCAAATCAGGCAGGTGTAAAGGTTCCTAATACCGTCTCAACTGTGGCTGGCGCAACTGCGTTTAGAAAGATGGGCACCTGGGTAGATGCAAAGGATGCCTCTCCAAAACCAGGAGACATAGCCTATTTTGATTTTCCAGGAGATGGTGTAGATAGGATTTCTCACGTAGGTATTGTTGTATCTAACAATGGAGATGGAACAGTTACCTGCATTGAGGGTAATACTGCAGGAAATGCAAAAGGTGATCAACGTAATGGCGGAGAAGTTTGTAAAAAGGTTCGTGGGTATATACCTAATAAGAAGAAGGTCATGGTATCTGTTGTTGGGTTTGGTCGGCCAAACTATGTTGGCAACGAAGTTGAAGCAAGTGTCCCTGTCATAGAGGCACCACCTTTCCCAGGAACTGTTAAACCTGGAAGTAAAGGCAACAGCGTTAAGGTTGTTCAACGTGCTCTTGGATTAGTGGCTGATGGAGACTATGGTCCAGCCACAAAGAAGGCTGTAATCGCATTCCAAGATAACCATAAGATTTTGGACTCTAACGGCATTGTTGGTCCTAAGACTTGGGCAGAATTGGTCAAATTCCTATAAATCGGACAAATTACCCCTATGGCCCTCTAAGAACCTTCTGGTATTCTTGGGGGGCTTTCTACTGAAGGGGGTGCCCAATGACAACCATCATCGGAGTACAGTACGAAGACCGATGCATCTTGTTAGCAGACAATCAAGTAACAGATGAAAGTGGTCGTATCTATCGACATCCAGACATGGCAAAAATTTCAGAGCGTGGTGATTTTATAATTGCTGGTTCTGGAGAAGTATCTCCTTGTGATATTGCTCAGCACATTTGGAATCCGCCAAAATTAACCGCCAAAGATGCAAAAGATATCTATCACTTCATGATTGCAAAGGCAATGCCTTCCTTTAGGAAATGTTTAACTGAAAATGGATATGATTTTAACGAGGACCATGACAAATCTAAAGAAGGATTAAGGTTTCAATTTTTAATGGCTGTTGGTGGCGAGATCTTTGATATTGACCAAGATCTTTCGGTAATGAGAAGTATGGATGGCAAATATGCTGTTGGTTCTGGGGCTACCTATGCCTTGGGTGCGTTACATGCTGGAGTTAAACCAATGAAGGCTATGGAAATTGCTGCAAAACTTACAGCCTTTACTTCAGGTCCATACATTGAAAAGGAACAACTTAAGTAACTTTTGTAGGATTATTACACTTTATAAAAGTTACTCCTGATATAAACATAGACATGTATTAAAATAACAACGTCTATTGTAGATACTGTTCTTTTACTATTTTTAACACTTTCAACAACATTTCGACTCCTTCAGTGTCTTATTAGATGTAAGAAGATAAGGTATTTAAAGACTCCATCGTGAGCCTATTTTAAGGAGACACAACTAAGTGATATCACTGAAAAAAATCGCACTTGTCTGTGCTGCAGCATTGACAAGCACAGTTCTTTTAGTTCCATCAGCAAATGCAGCCGCAGCCATAACACTGACCGTTAATGGATCAGCAGCAACTGGAGGAACAGCAGCAACTGCTGCTGTAGCACTTCCAGTTCCAGCAGATAATAGTGTTGATTTAGCAGATGCATTAAAAATTGCTGTAACAGGTTTAGATACAGGTACAGTTGTTACTGCTGTTGCAACTAATGCAACATTAGTATCAGCGGTAGCAACATCTGTTGCACCAGTTACTTCAGCATCAGGAACTGCAAATCTTTCTATTAGTACAGGTACTGGTACAACTGCTGATATTTTTGTTTACACAAAAACAACTGCAGTTGGAACTGTATCCGTAACAATTGGTGGAAACACAACCACATATTATGTACAAGGTACTGCTGGCGCTCTTAATGCAATTGCATTAACTGCACCAGAATCAGCAGCGGCTGGAAGCACTCAGTCTTTAAAGGTAACTGGATACGATGTATTTGGAAACTTAAAAGGTGGGGCATCTATTAACGCTGTTGTAAGCAATGGATCAACCGCAAGTGCAACTACATTAACCACTGACTCTGTTACAGCAACAAATGGAACTAAAACATTTGATGTAGCAATCCCAGCAGCAGGTCAAGTTACTGTAATTGTTTATGCAACTGTTGCTACTGCAATTGCTGGCATGTCAACTCCTGTTGGATCAGTTAGCAAGAACATTGCTATTCGTGATCTTGCAGGTGAGTTAGCAGCAGTCCAAGCAGCACTCGCAGCAGAGAAGGTTGGTCGTGCCGCTGATAAAGCAGCCTATGACTCAGCCACCGCAACTGCTACTAAGCAGATTGCTGATCTAAATGCAGCAATTGCAAGTCTAAAAGCCTTGTATAACAAGTTGGCTAAGAAGTACAAACTAAAGACTATTAAGTAGTATTCCCCTACAACTTAATATGAGCCTCCTGAGCATGAGGACGCAAAAACTGCTCATTTAAACTTATGGTAGGCTTTGAGTATGTCTAAGACTCAAGATAAAAAGAAACAAAGAAAAGAAGAACATGCCGAATTCCTGTGGAATCAGGCTCAATTAAAATCAGCCCTGATTAAAAATCAATTAGACATTGCTGTCCAAACCTTTAAAGAACTAAGTGGAGAAATGACTGAAGAACAAGTTAAAGCAACTGAAGAACAGACTCAAATTCAATATAAACGCATTGAAGAGTACCTAATGAGCGAAAAAGAGAAGTATTTAGAAAGACTAGGCATCCAACAGGACTGATAATTGGTCTATGTTAAAAAAAGTATTCTTTACGATGATTCTGACCGCCCTTCTTTCAAGTTGTGGTTATGATGGGCACTTCAGGTATCCTTGTCAAGATCCTGCAAATTGGGAAAATGCAGAGTGCAAACCACCAGTCTGTACAGCCAACGGGGCATGTTTAGAAGATTTGGTTAGTCAAAAAAAGATAGAAGGAACACAAAATGGCTAAAGAAAGATTATCACCACAAGATCTAGATGCAAGATTAAAATTTATATTAGGTATTACATTAGGTTCGATTCTATTTATAACTGCTGTTGGAATTATGTATGCCCTTATATTTGTTACACAACCAATTACTGGACAATCTGAAAACGATAAGATGTTCTTTAATGTGTTAGGTAGCGTAGCAACCTTTATTACAGGAACACTTGCTGGTCTTCTTATTGGTAGCAGTGGCTCTAATGCAGTGGCTACTCCTGTAACCAATACTGTTACTGAAAGTGTCCCTAGTGTTGCTGAGGTTACAACAGTTGCGGAAGAAGTTCCTGCAGCAAAGTTAGACGACCCTAACTACAACTAACGATTATCCGTCTTATAAAAACCGCCACCTTTAAAAAGGGTGGTAACTGGAGTATAAGATCGAATTAGAGCGTAGCCACACTGTTCGCAGAAGTACTTTGATTCTGGATCATTAATGCTACGCTCCTTTTCATAATCAAGATCACAATTAACACATGCGTATGAATAAAGCGGCATTACGAATGGGTAGTCATTACTGAAACCATCTGACCACAGTCAACACAAGTTTCATAGGTTTTAGCGGTAAATGGGCATGAACTTTTTTCAGTAACAATATGTTTGCACCAAAACGCTTTAATTACTTCTAGTAGTTTCATTTTTACTCCTCCTGGTATGAGTATACATTACCTGGTAAACAGGGCATAATTGGGTTATGCCTACTATATTAGAGACGCACAAATCAATAGAAATTACTGACCGCTGCGATCAATGTGGGGCTCAGGCAATGGTGAGAGCAACTCTGGCAAGTGGAGAGTTATATTTTTGTGGTCATCATGCTAGAAAGACTGGTAATAAATTAGTTTCACAATCTGTTGTTGTCTTTGATCCTAGTGGAGTATTTAACTATGGCAGGCAGTGATTACTACCGTACTGGCAAAGGAATATTTGGCGGACCAGGTGGTACATATGGAAGATATGGAGTAAGTCAAATGGCAGGTAATCTATCTTCTCAATTTGATAAAGCAGAAAACATAGAAGAAAAACAACGTCGTAGATTTGGACGTAAACGTGAGTCAGGATATTCAGGCGCAGGATTTTGGTTTGCTAACTATCCGTACATGATTGGTGCAATGAGTTCTGGTACAGATCCTCGTGAAGGAAATGTTCCAAATAGAGATCAAGCCCCAAATGAAAGTGGAGAGTCTGCTTCTGATACAAGTGGACTAGGAAGTGGCGGAACTGCCGCAGGATTTGTTGGAGGATTAGATTAATGGCTCAATTAAATCGTAAACCGTTAACTATAAATCCAAATCGTAAAACTAAAAAACAAGAGTTTAGTTTTAATACTAATTTAGGTTATAAATCAAAAGCAAATCCAAGTATTGTTACTTGGGCAGCACCTGGTAAAGGCGTACAGGGTGAGTCAGTTAACTCACAGAACACTGCAAGCAAGTTCATTATAAATAGAAATTGGAAGCCGCTATAATATAGTTGGGCTTTAACATTCCGAGGGGAATACTTGAAAATACTGCGTCCATTCGCAGCACTATCTGTAGTACGTAATATTGGAAGACTTATTTTATGTGGAGGAGTTGTTACTCTCTTCCTTGTATTTGGCATGTCTCAAGATGTTTACGCTGAGGACAATCAAGAACAAGTTGTGGTAAGTCCTGCTCAACAAGCCGTTAACTCAGCACTTGCTACAGCAACTACAGAAGTACAGCAGGCTATTGCAGCCACGGATACAGCAACAGTCACGGTAACTGCTGCACAAACAGAGGTAAGTCAAGCCACTAGTGCAGTTTCTGGAGTAACTCAAGCAGTTACTGTTGCACAGACAAGCATAGCCTTAATAGAAACAGCAACAGTTACAATAAATGCTATAGATTTAACTGTCACTCCCATAAACCAAGGTTCTCAAGTAGTTGTAGAGGCTAAATCAACTGTACTAACTGCTCAAACAGCCATAAATAATATTGATACAACTACAGCACAACTTGAAATATCTCAAGTTACTACAGCAAAAACAGCAGCCTCTACAGCACAAGCAACTGCACAAACTGAACTAACTCAAGCCAACATTGCAATTGATAATGCTCAGACAGCAGTTAATAATTTACAAGCAACTATTGGGACTAGTACCAATGTTTTATCTGGTGTAGATGACGTAGGTATTCGTATGAACCTTCCATTCAGTTTGTTAATGGGCGGAACTTTATATAATAATGTTTATGTAGGTTCTAATGCCACAATAACTTTTGGAGTTAATGATGGTTGGTATTACTCTTCAACCCCTCCTGCTCCATCAATCTCTATTGCTGGATATGATTGGACAACTTGGAGCACAGGAACTGGAATTACTTACGCAACTACTGGAACAAGTTTAGATATTGCTTGGGATCTTCGTCCATTCCCACAACAAGATGCCTCTA